GGCTGCGATCAAATCCAGTTAATAAGAAATGGTAAGAAAACAAATGTGTCTACCATGCTAATTCTTGGCGTTTAGGCTGGCCTTTCCTTATTCTTTCTGGCTTAATTGTCCTACCATAAACAAGGAGGCAACGCAATGAACATCGAAAAAGCACAGAAAGACTTCAATAAGCTCATAGAAGAAAACGGCTTCACCGTCGCATACCAGACCAAGGATACCGGCATCACCGTATACCATAGAATCTGGACTCGCAAGGTGGAGGTCGCATGGTACGGTGAGATGGAAGAAACGCTGGAAGCGAGAATAATGCTCAGCGAAAAATACCCGCTGGTAAGCATCAAGCGCAATGGCCGCCAAGACCCCAAGTTCATCAGAGACTACACCAGCCCCAAGAGAGCGATGAACGCCATCCGACAGAGCGTGACCTTCGCAGGCTTCGAGTGGTAAGGAGGGCATGAACATGTGGAAAGAAGGAAGCATCAGAGTCGGCAGCAGCATCTTCCACTACTGGATGAAGCAGTTTGATGAAGTCTCACAGTACGGTATCGAGGGTGGCAGGATCAGCAAACTGACCTTGAAGCGTGACGGCAAAATCGTGGTCAACTATGACCGGGGCTGGGATGTACATCCCGAAGACCCTGAAACGCAGTTGGCCATGGAAATCCTGCTGCACACTGAAAACTGGTAAGGGAGGCAGCAGGATGAAAAAACTTGAATTCTACATGACCGCAGGCATCGCAAATGATATGGACAATGATTCCGGCTTTGCATGTGAGATAGGCACCCTTATTCATCGTTACATCTGCAATGACTGGGGAGAGCTGTGCAGCGACGATTACTTCATGAACAAAAGGGCTATGGAGGAAGGCGGCAGAATACTTGCCGTATACACCACCAGCAAAGGCCGCGTCTACATCATAACCGATGACACTCAGGCAGACCCCAAGATAACCACCATACTCTATGCCGATGAATACTAAGGAGGTCAGCATGAAAACCAAGCCCATCGTCGAATATGACCCCTATGGCCACAGCGGAAACATCTATTGGATTCTGGGTGAAGTCAGCAAGATTATGCGCAAGCAGCGACGATATACTGACTTCAACAATCTAAGGGACAAAGTCTTCGAAGCTCAAAGCTATGAGGAAGCACTGGAGATTCTCGGTGAGGAGGTTACCTTGAAAAGGAAAAAGAGATAAGCACATATCGGCGGCAGCGCAAGGCGCTGTCGTTTTTTGCATCAAGGAGGATATAGGTGGAAGAGAGTAAGATCATAGTTCCAGAACGAAAGATCATTACCAATCCATCCCTCGCAGATAGAGCAGTTGCATTTATCAACGCGCTCAAGCACACCAAGGGTGAATGGCATGGCAAGAACTTCGTCTTGCTTCCTTGGCAGGAAACAATCATCCGAGATGTGTTCGGTACCGTAAAGGAAAATGGATACCGGCAATATAATACGGCGTACATTGAAATTCCTAAAAAACAGGGTAAGAGCGAACTGGCTGCGGCAGTTGCTTTGTACCTTCTCGCGGGTGACGGTGAATGGGGCGCAGAAGTCTATGGCTGTGCTGCAGACCGGCAGCAGGCGTCCATTGTTTTTGATGTAGCGTGTCAGATGGTGGAACAGTGTCCCGCCCTGAAAAAGCGTATAAAACCAGTCCTTTCACAGAAACGATTGGTTTACACTCCGCTCAACAGCTTTTATCAAGTACTGTCGGCAGAAAGCTACACCAAGCATGGTCTGAACGTACATGGCGTTGTATTTGATGAACTTCATGCCCAGCCAAACCGCCTGCTTTACGATGTAATGACCCACGGCTCTGGCGATGCCAGAAAGCAGCCTCTATTCTTTCTTATTACAACCGCAGGAACTGACCGCAACAGCATTTGCTGGGAGGTGCACCAGAAAGCAAAGGATATCATGGAAGGCCGAAAACATGACCCAACTTTCTATCCTGTTATTTACGGCATCGAAGATGATGACGACTGGTCAGATGAGCAGGTATGGTATAAAGCCAACCCTTCACTGGATGTGACTGTGGACGTGGATAAGCTGAGAGCAGCCTACAACAGCGCAAAGGAGAATCCGGCTGAAGAAAACCTGTTCAGACAGCTTCGACTTAACCAGTGGGTTAAACAGTCAGTTCGATGGATGCCAATGGATGCATGGGATAAATGCAACAGCCCAGTGGATCCCAAAGCGCTTGTGGGCAGAGAGTGTTATGCCGGTCTTGACCTGTCCAGCAGCACAGATATTACCGCGTTTGTACTGGTATTCCCGCCGAGGAACGACGATGAAAAATACATTATTCTCCCGTACTTCTGGGTACCGGAGGATACCTTGGCATTACGCGTTCGTCGAGATCACGTTCCCTACGATGTTTGGGAGAAACAAGGCTCGATCATGACCACAGAGGGAAATGTAATCCACTATGGTTATATTGAGGACTTCATTGAAAACCTTGGCACAAAGTACAATATCCGTGAGATTGCCTATGACCGCTGGGGCGCAGTTCAAATGAGCCAAAACCTTGAAGGAATGGGATTTACCATCGTCCCGTTTGGCCAAGGTTTTAAGGATATGTCACCCCCCACCAAAGAGTTAATGAAACTGGTGCTGGAGGGCAGAATTGCCCATGGTGGCAATGCTCCACTGCGATGGATGATGGATAACATATATGTAAGAACAGATCCGGCAGGTAATGTGAAGCCGGACAAGGAAAAATCTACAGAACGTATCGACGGTGCAGTGGCCACAATAATGGCACTGGACAGAGCGATACGCAATGAAGGCAGCAGTGCTTCGGTTTATGATAACCGAGGCATTTTGTTTATATGAAGGAGTGTGATTATATGGGAGTGTTTACGGGTTTGTTTCGTTCCAGAGATAAGCCCATGAACAGAACAGCAGGCAGCGCATATAGCTTTTACTTCGGTGGTACAACATCCGGCAAATCAGTAACTGAGCGATCAGCAATGCAGATGACGGCAGTGTACTCCTGCGTGAGAATACTGGCAGAAGCTGTGGCAGGGCTTCCTCTGCATCTATACAGATACAATGAGGAAGGCGGCAAGGAAAAAGCAATAGACCACCCGCTCTACCTGTTGCTGCATGATGAGCCAAACCCGGAGATGAGCTCTTTCGTGTTCAGGGAAACACTCATGACACACCTTCTGCTCTGGGGCAATGCATACGCCCAGATTATCCGAAACGGAAAGAACGAAGTAGTTGCCCTTTACCCGCTCATGCCCAACAAGATGAGCGTGGAGCGTGATGAGAAGGGGCAGCTCTATTACTCCTACTATCGCGGGACGGACGAAGCAATAAGGGATAAAGAACACACTGTTATTCTCAAGCCCTCAGATGTTCTGCATGTGCCTGGTCTTGGCTTTGACGGTCTCGTCGGATACAGCCCGATTGCCATGGCAAAGAACGCTATCGGCATGGCAATTGCCTGTGAAGAGTATGGAGCCAAGTTTTTTGCCAATGGTGCAGCACCCGGTGGCGTACTTGAACACCCCGGTACCATAAAGGATCCCGCTCGTGTGCGTGAAAGCTGGCAGCACACTTTCGGTGGCAGTGGCAATGCCAACAAGATAGCGGTTTTGGAGGAAGGCATGAAGTACACGCCTATCGGGATTAGTCCCGAACAGGCACAGTTCCTCGAAACCCGGAAATTTCAGATTAACGAAATTGCTCGAATTTTCCGCGTCCCGCCTCACATGGTCGGTGACTTGGAAAAGTCGAGCTTTTCTAATATAGAGCAGCAGTCATTGGAGTTCGTGAAATACACACTTGACCCTTGGGTAGTTCGCTGGGAGCAGTCGATTATGAGAGCGCTCCTGTCTCAAGAGGAAAAGCGTCGGTATTTCGTGAAATTCAATCTGGAGGGGCTGCTGCGCGGCGACTACCAGAGTCGCATGAATGGTTATGCTATAGGACGCCAAAACGGCTGGATGTCGGCAAACGATATCCGTGAGCTGGAAAACCTTGACCGGATACCGGAAGAGGATGGCGGTGACCTTTATCTTATAAATGGCAACATGCTCCCCCTTAAAAAGGCGGGAGCTTTTGCATCTACACCCAATGAAGATGGGAAGGAGGAAAAACCTGAGGATGAACAGGAAGAAGTTCTGGGAGTGGAAAAATCAGACGGACGAAGGATCAGGCGCTGAAAGAGTGCTTGAGCTGAATGGCACTATTGCCGAGGAAAGCTGGTTTGACGATGACGTTACTCCCAAGATGTTCCATGATGAGCTGTTTTCGGGAAATGGTGACATAGTCATCTGGATTAACTCTCCCGGTGGCGACTGTATTGCAGCCAGTCAGATATATTCCATGCTCATGGATTATAAAGGCAATGTCACTGTGAAGATCGACGGTATTGCAGCATCGGCAGCGTCGGTTATTGCTATGGCAGGCACCAAAGTGCTTATGGCACCCACAGCTCTAATGATGATTCATAACCCCGCGACCATGGCCTTCGGTGACCATGGCACAATGCAGCGCGTGATAGATATGCTCTCTGAGGTCAAAGAAAGCATTATCAATGCCTACGAAATCAAGACGAGCCTTTCGCGCACCAAGCTCTCGCACCTGATGGATGCAGAGACATGGATGAATGCAAACAAGGCAATCGAGCTTGGCTTTGCAGACGGCATGCTGGAGGATGCAAAGAAAACCGGGAAAACCGAAGCCTATTCCTTTTCCAGAGCAGAGGTTAACAAAGCTCTGATCAATAAAATAGCGGTCAAAGAAGAAAAGACCGCAGAGCCCACAGGCCGATCCGTAGATAGTCTTATGGATCGGCTTAATCTTTTGAAATTCTAAGGAGGATTAAGTATATGACTATTTCTGAACTTCGTGAAAAGCGTGCAAAGGCATGGGAAGCTGCAAAGAACTTTCTCGAATCCCACCGCAACGACAAGGGTATCCTCAATGCAGAGGACGATGCCACCTATACTCGCATGGAGAATGAGATCACTGATCTCGGCAAGGAAATTGCCCGCCTTGAGAGACAGGAGGCTCTGGACAATGAGCTGAATAAGCCCGTGAACACTCCTCTTACCTCCAAGCCCATGAACGGCGAAAAGAAGGAAGAGAAGACTGGCCGTGCCTCTGATACCTATCAGAAGAACTTCTGGAACGTTATGCGTTCCAAGGCACCTATGCCTGAAGTCATCAACGCTCTGCAGATTGGTGATGATGCAGAGGGCGGTTACCTTGTACCCGATGAATATGAGCATACCCTCATCGAAGCACTGGAGGAAGAGAATGTCTTCCGCAAGCTGGCTCACACCATCCGCACTGACAGTGGTGAGCGCAAGATCCCCGTAGTAGCATCCAAGGGCACTGCCAACTGGATCGACGAAGAAGGCCCCTACGAAGACAGCGACGACAGCTTTTCCCAGATCACCATTGGCGCTCACAAGCTGGGCACTACCATCAAGATTTCTGAGGAACTGCTCCGCGACTCCGTTTTTGATATGGAGGCATACATTTCCCGTGAGTTTGCCCGTCGTATCGGCGCACGTGAGGAAGAGTCCTT